CTAAAATGCCCTAACCGGTGGACAAAATGTGGACATCCCGCGCAGCGGATTTAACGTCACTGCATCTGATAAATAGTCAGGCGCAAAGTGCGCATAGACCATCGTCTGCTGTATCGATGCATGCCCCAAAATTCGCTGTAACGTGATAAGGCTTCCCCTATTGATCATGAAGTGCGTTGCGAATGTATGACGTAAAACATGGGTAGCCTGTCCCTTCGGAAGATTATTTTTTACTTCCTTCAGTACGTTACGGAAATGCGTATAATTAGCATCAAACAACGGCCCGCTTTTCTTCGTCAGGATCATGTCTGCTACCTCCTGTGATATTGGCACCGAGCGTTTTTTGCTGTTTTTGGTTTCAACAAATGTCACCCGATTGCCGATTACTTGTTCTGCTTTCAGAGTGCTGGCCTCACCCCACCTCGCCCCCGTATTCAGGCACAGAACGGCGACGCGCAGGTTGTCACCCGTCATAACCGACAGCAACGTTTCAATCTCGTCATCTGCCAGGAAAGACATCTCGGTATTTTTCGGTTTAAGCTTTTTCAGAGCATGGATGGGGTTGTCACTGTGAAACTCATCCGCTTCCTGTAACAACGTGAACATCCCGGACAGGTAACAAAGTTCACGATTAACTGTCGTTGCCTGCGCGCCTTCCTGGAGCCTGCGCGAACGGAACTCCATCAGAAACTTGCGAGTGAGCATATATGACCGTGGATAACCCATATCCCGATCGATTTTGTTCAGCTTGCCGAGATAGATCTCGCCATGCTTCTGGTTACGCCCGCCATACACCCACCACAATTCTATAAGTTCAGATAATGGCCGCTTATCGGCCGGTTTATCGATCCAATCTTTATCGTGGTAGTTGACCAGCACATATTTTTCATAGGCCTGTGCCTCGGCCTTTTTACTGAACCGCTTGCGGATGCGCTTTCCTGCTGCACCTTGCGGCCTGATGTCCACTTCATACTGACCATCATCGAGCTTCTTAATCGACATAACGAAGCCCTCCGATGCATTTATCGTTTACTAATTGTTCAGCATATACATAAGCAAAATAGATAGTTAACCAACATTCCGGCCTTGTTGGCGCGATTTTGTTTCGTCTTGCCCATCAGGGGAGAGAGACGGCGCGATTTGACCGGCCGCTGGTGCTGTTTGCCCTGTCATTAACCACAGGGTGTATTTTTGAAATCTTGGATGACTTGTAAAAAGCATCAGACTCCTTTCGGTCATCTGAATCCCCTTCATTTCATAATTAGTCAGTGTGTTATATGGGACGCCTATCATTTCGGCTAGTTGGGTTCTACCTATCCCCTCCGCCTCACGTATTTGGCGAATTTTTTTTCCTGCGCTTGACGAATCGGTCATATGTGACTTAACCCTATGTCAGTTGTGACTCATTGAACGAATCCCCAAGACGACCTAGGACACCCTAGGGGCGCCAGTGGGGGCCAACCGCAGAGGATAACAAATGGCAGAACTCGCAGACAGCACGATCTCTCAGCTGGTGACGCCGGAGCTGTTTGCCGACTATATCGGCAAGACTCCTAGCGCCATTCGCAAGATGGCAGCAGCCAACAAGCTTCCAGTGATCCGGATGAAAGATCCGGAAAACCCCAGCGGGCAAGGTGAGATTTATATTCACAAAGGGGAATGGGACGCTTTCGCCGATCACCTGGTTTCTGTCGCTGGCCCAGAATGGCACGCGTGGAAAGATCGATTAGTGACGAGTGGTGCTTCAACTAAACGCAAGTCCAAGGCTACGGGGGCTTTATGACTCGTGCCTTAATAAAAATCAGTCGTCACGCAGCGAGATATGGTGATTTCGTAGTCACCTACCGTCCGCGAACCCGACAAAACCCTATAGCCAGATACGAAGTAAGCCAAGGCGATCAGTCATACGGGTTATTCGATGCGCAGGCACAGGCAACCGGCTATATCGATCAACTCTATGCACAACGCCAGGCGGCAGCATGAACGGTCAATTAACAAAACAACAAAAAAGATGGTTTTTGGTAGCAATTGAGGGAGCCGGCATTGATGGGCGAGTTCTCACGGCAGAACAGATTAAGCAAATGGCTGCCAATTTTGAACCAAAGAAACTCCCTGTCAGAGTGACCAAAGAATTTTTGTGGAAAGGGTCAGCAGGCTATCTAAGTGATGTTACCGGCGTTGCACTAGGGGAAAGAAACGGGAAAGTAGCGCTTTTGGTTGCATTTGACGAAACCGAAGCTTTACGCGCTATAGCGGAAAATGCAAAGGAAAATAATCACCATGTTTTTCCTGCTATTGGGATGATGAACCGTGACGGTAGTTATTGGCTTGTAGAGGTGGGCATCACTAGCAACCCGAGCATTTTAGGCACTGACCCTTTAACTTTTGATAAAAAGGCCGAAGCATGAAACAGGCATACATCACATTAGTGGGCGACCTTCTGGCGCAGTACCACGCCAAAGCCAACAACATCAACGCCGCAACGGCGATCGCGCCAGCCGTTCGCGCTGTTTCGCTGAACGATTACGCATTCCGTCTTTGCATCGGCCTAACTGGCCTGCTGAGTACAGCGGAAGCCGCCGGCCACGCCCCGGACGCCGCCGTTATCGACAGTCTGATCATCCGCTGCAACAACGGCGATATTCCTCACCCGCGAGCGGTTGAACAGTCCGCATGAGCCGGGAAAGCCCGGCCCTATCTGAGAGCGCACCCTCCCATCAACGTGTGGGGGATTAGCGTCCGGGGTGTGCTCCCAGATAGGCAATGAAACCCGGTTGCGTCCTTACAAAAGAATGGGCTGCTTAGATCGGGCGATTACCTTCTCATGCGCCGGGCATGGCTAAACCCCGGCATATATTTCAGTGGGCGCATTCAGCGCTTACTGAAATATATCCATCACCCGAAATAAAAAATGCCGCCTTTTTGGTGGCGGGTTTCCTACATCCTGAATTCAGGGGGTTTTTATGAACGACGCCGAATTAATGGAGTTGCTTGCGGATGCCCGCCGCGCTTCACGGCTGCAACTTCTGGAGTTGCTGAGCACAAGGATTGAACGCCTTGAAGCCGACAACGCTACCCGCGATCAAATCCTTTCCATGCTGAAAAGCTGGATTTCCGCCCGCCAAAATATCGGCACTCAACAAGAAGGCGCTGCGAAATGATGAAGTTATGTTTTGTCATCGCCGCCATCTGGGCCGTCGTTGCTTTCGGGCTGGTCGGTCTGCTTGCCTACCGTTACTGCAAGTTCTGCCGCGTATTCAACCGCCAGGGTTTGCAACCTGAAGAACGTAATTATGATTAATCATATTAAGGTGAAATTATGAGCAACAAAGAAGACGCAATCAAAGGCATATTTACCGCTATTGGTTTTATTAAAGCCACTGCGCCATTTGACATTCGAGATGCATTAATTAGTGAATTAAGTTCCGCCGTTAATTTCATAGACGCTACGGAACATCAGCACGAAGAATTCAAAGAGTCTTGGTTATCATACTTCAAGAAATACTACGTCAAAAGCACGCATGCAGGCTATCTGCCAGAACTATTCAATCACATGGCAGCAGGAGAGGTCATTGCCAGAGGAATTATTCAAGAAAGATTTTCCCAATTCAGCGATGAATTATCCGCTGCTGATAGCGAGCACTCAACTTGGCTAACGGATACCGTTCAAGCAGCAGCCACTCTTAATGAAGATGCCGGCAAGCTTATGCGGGCCGCGATCGATTGCCACTTCCACGATGGCGAACTTGAGAATGTCCGCATTGAGGCGGATCGAGTTATCACGACGGCCATTCGCGTACTGATCAACCTTCCCCGCTCTGAGCGCCAGCGGAGTTAAGCGCTAATGGCCGATCAGATCGATATGGCACAGGAACGGCATCAGCTAATCCTTGACGCCCAAATCAAAAACGCCCGCCCGCAACCTTGCGGGCCTTCTGCATTTCACTGCGAAGAATGCGGAGCACCCATCCCTGAGCAGCGCCGCCGCCTGATTCATGGCGTCAGCACCTGCATGCACTGCCAGGCCACCAGAGAAGCAAAATCACGTCATTTCAAGGAGTAAACCATGACACCACAACAGCAAGCGCAGCAATGGCTGCGCGACAACGTTCTGATTATGGACACCGAAACTACCGGGCTTGGCGATGACGCCGAGATCGTGGAAATAACCATCATCGACACCACTGGAAAGGTGCTGCTAGACACCCTGGTAAAACCGTCTAAGACCATCCCTGCCGAAGCGGCGGCAATTCATGGCATCACGGACGAAATGGTCATGAACGCACCAGAGTGGGAAAGTATTTTTCCGCAGATCGATGCACTAATTTCAGGTCGAACAGTTGTAGCCTACAACTCCGTTTATGACGCTCGGCTACTTGATCAGACGCTCGCTATTCATGATGTTTGGCCAGAGATCAAGAACGGACTACCTGATTTTCAATGCGCGATGCGGGCCTACGCCGAATTCTACGGCCAGATAAGCGACCGAGGCGGGTACAAATGGCAAAAGCTGACCGCCGCCGCTGAACAGCAAGGCGTCATTATCGAAGGAACGCCGCATCGCGCCCTTTCAGACTGCCTGACCACTCTCGGCGTGATTAAGGCAATGGCGGCCGGAGGTGAGCGCCGCGCATCGCACGGAATTACGGCACAGAAAGCTGTCGATATCCTTAATGGGTTATTGCAGGTAGACCACGCCGCGATTACAGCACTGGTCAATAACCGTGTCTTTTGCTCTGATAAATTGGCTAAAAAAACATCGGTTGGCTTTTGTGATGGCTACTACCTCATAGGCATGGTGGGCATCATCAATGCTTTGGTTGCGCCAGACACCATCGGGGCAATTTATGACGACATGGTGCTGATCGGCTTCGCGATTGTCGATTCCAGCGTCGAAGGCGGTGACCTATGAACCGCCCAGCCCTGAAATGGCTGGGCAGCAAGGCCAGCATAATAGACACGCTGCGCCAGCACCTGCCAGCCGGAAAGCGGCTGGTTGAACCGTTCGTCGGCAGCGGCGCGGTGTTTCTCAACACCGACTATGAAAGCTATCTGCTGTGCGATATCAACAGCGATCTGATCAACTTCCACAACGTCGCCAAAAACCTGCCGGACGTCCTGATCCGCGAAGCGCGCCACCTGTTCAGGGAGCACACCAGCGAGGCCGGATATTACGCCGTGCGAGCCGATTTCAATCTGCGCTGCGACAGCAATTTCCTGTACCGCGCCGCGCAGTTTCTTTACCTGAACCGCCACGGCTTCAATGGCGTTTGCCGCTACAACCTGCGCGGCGAGTTTAATGTGCCGTTCGGTCATCGAAAAGCGCCCTATTTCCCCGAAGACGAGATCCGGGCTTTCTCTGAGAAGGCGCAGGCCACAAAGGCGATTTTCCTGTGCTGCGCATTCCAGGAAGCGATCAGGATGGCACAGGCCGGCGACGTGATTTATTGCGATCCGCCCTACATCCCGGCCAGCGCAACCGCCAATTTCACCAGCTACCACACCGACGGCTTTACCAGCGAACAGCAGAGAAAGCTGGCGCGCATGCTGCGCATTGCGGCAAAACGCGGTCGCCACGTCGTAGCATCGAACAGCGAAACCGACGTCGCGCGGGTGCTGTACTCCGATTTCACCATCACCACCGCCACCGCACGCCGTTCTGTCAGCGCCAAAGCTGCCAGCCGTGCAACAGCTGGCGAGATCATCGCAACTATGAGGGCGACAGCATGAAAATCAGCACAGCGTTAAAACCCTGCCCATTTTGTGGCAGTGAACCAGAGCACTACCCAGACGGAGCCGAAGAAGGTTATTCGCTGGTGTGCACCGGCGATGATTGCCCACTAAATACGTTTGGTTATTCGACAGAGGAGGAGGCAGAAAGCGCATGGAATCACCGCGCAAACGAGAGCAATGCAGAAAATATGCAGGCCGTTGCATTGCGTCACGATGATGGGCCGTTTGCCGGCATTGCTCTAACCACATCCAAAAGTGCTGCCAACAGTTGTATGGAAAAGAAGCCTACCGAAGTTTGTAGCGAGGGAATTGACCATGAACAGCCCCAGGGATCTGTGCAGCATCTATTGGGGCAATCCATGCGGGGTTCAGATCTCCAGCGATTAGCGATGCTATGTAAGCCCCCCATGCCGAACTCACCAGAAACACCGATGTGTTCGTCGGGAGGTGCTTGCGGTCACGGCAAAAAAAATCAACAGCCTGACGACTACAGTCAACCGCAATATGAGTATCTGTCTCTCGCTCTTCCAGTAGATCCCGCCCTTCCTGTTCAGTTATATGGGGCGGTAGATGCCGTTGATGCACGGTTTGTAATGCGCGCTGAATTACTCCTTTCCATTCTCCGAGCGGTGGGGGTGATTTTGGCAGATGCCACTCAATCTGCCGGGCAATCTCTCTTCGATCAGCTTTTGAAAGAGGCCAACGCTCTGCTATGTGCCTATCCGCACATTGTAAAAGAAGACCGCAATCCCGAAGCAAATCAGATGCAGGACGAAGCGTAAATGTTTGGCTGCGCAGGTCTGAATCTGCAAGGAAGGTTATTTTGTCGGTGTAATAACCCATATCCACGCTATTGCACGATCCCTTCTGTCTATCCATTAGCCTCTTTTCCGTGGATAAAATGGTTAGAGCGCAATATAAACAATATCCGCTCGCAGATAAACAATAGCTCTGCCTTCATGTTGGGAGTGTGGCTGTTAAGTCTCGCTGCGCGTGCCATCTCGTGGAGGCATGCGAGTGGCTAAACTACGCGGCCGCCATGAACCATCACCGCCGTTGCCATACCCTGGCAGCGGCGCGCCTGATTTTGAATGGGCCTATCCGTGGAACGCACCGCGCCCGGCGATCGATCCACCTGTAGACCTGCTGGCCGAAAGCCAGAAACAGACCGAAGAACAGATCGCCGCCACCCTGCGCGCGCATCATCTGCTTGAGCAGCAGCCGCAACTGATACAGCGCGATGTGCGTTACCACATCAGCCAGCTGGAAGAATCACAGGGCATCCGCCGGGGCAATGTGTACTTGACGAAAAACTTTGTCGAGCGCGTATTGCCACGTCTTGATCTCGTCAACGAGAAATACCGCATTCCAGAAAATAACATCGACGCCGATCTGTGCCAGCGGTTCAATCGGTTGCCAGATACCAGCCGCGCCGACGTCGAGCTGTTGGCCAAGGATATCGCGATCACCATCAAGCAGGAGTTAAGCGTGATCGATGAAGATGCCGGCAGTGCCTCAGAGTTCCTGAGCGTGTTGGAGCTATACCTGGGCGCTGCCGCTCTGACTCGGCGATTCAAACAGACCCCGCCGCTGTGGGATACCTATCAGTCTGACAGCGAAAAAATGACGGTCGAGAATACCGGGCCGGCGGTGCGGCGCATGCTGTCCGAAAACTGGTGGCTGCGCCGCCTGCGCCGGCATGCTGACCGCTGGAAAGAGCACTTGCATATCGCGATCGGCCACGTCAGCAAGAAGGCGACGCCATACGCCAGCCGGCCAACGGTCGCAGACTGGCGGGAGCAGAAGCGGCGCACGCGCGAATTTCTCAAGTCGATGGAACTGGAAGACGACGAGGGCAACCGCATTTCGCTGATCGACAAATACGATCACAGCGTGGCGAACCCGGCGATCCGCCGTTGCGAGCTGATGGCGCGCATCCGCGGCTTTGAGAATATCTGTAATGAAATGGGCTTTGTGGGAGAGTTTTACACCCTGACAGCCCCTTCTCGCTTCCATGCAACCAACAAGCACGGCCACCGCAATAAAAAATGGCGCGGAGCCAGTCCGGACGAAACGCAGCGCTACCTGCGCGGCGTCTGGGAGCGCGCCCGCGCCAAGCTGCACCGCGAAGACGTTCGAATTTTTGGGATCCGCGTGGCCGAGCCGCATGCCGACGGTACGCCGCATTGGCATATGTTGCTATTCATGCGTCCTGAAGTCGTGGAACAGGTGCGCAGCATTCTGCGCAGCTACGCCTGCGAGGAAGACGCCGGCGAGCTGTACAGCGAGCGCACCAGAAAGGCCCGTTTCCACGCTGAAGCCATCGACCCGGAGAAAGGCAGCGCCACCGGCTACATCGCCAAATACATCAGCAAAAACATCGACGGTTACGCGCTGGACGGCGAGCTTGACGACGACAGCGGCAAAGAGTTGAAGGAGGTCGCCCCGGCCGTGTCTGCCTGGGCGGCCCGTTGGCGTATTCGTCAGTTTCAGTTTATCGGCGGCGCGCCGGTAACGGTTTACCGTGAGTTGCGCCGCATGGCCGATCATGAAACCGCCGTCGGCCTGAGCGTCGAATTCGCTGCCGTGCACGATGCTGCCGACTGCGGTAAGTGGGCGGAGTACGTCAACGCCCAGGGCGGGCCGTTTGTCCGGCGCGATGATCTGGTCGTGCGCACCTACTACGAGCCGGCAGAAACACCGAACGATTACGGCGAAGACGTGATCCGGATCCGTGGAGTGTTCTCTCCGCCGGTCGGCATCGACACGCCAATCATCACCCGCACGACAGAATGGAAGTTTGTGCCGGCGCGTGCCGTTGACCTGGCTGTTGACCTTAAGGGCGCGCCTGCGCCCTCTCGGAGTTCTGTCAATAACTGTACGGCATCGCCGGAAAGGTTAAAAAACAAACAGCCGCCGGAGCCGCCGCCGCCACCTGAAAACCTCAATTTTGAGCAATTAACCGACAAAGAACGGCGGTTGTTGCTCCGGCGGATACGCGGCACATCGCCAGAACGAGTGAAAAACCCATACGCGGCAGTCGCCGAGGGCTTCGCCTTGCCTGATGAAGGGGATTATCTGCCACAAATCCGGGCAAAACAGCCCGATCCGGACAGCCTGGCACGCTGGCGCGAACAGATCCGCCAGGAACAGCAGCAGCGCGCGCTGGCGTATTTCTACCTGGGTGACATTCAGGATGCAGTAGCTGACAGACCGGCGGGCGCGAATGAGGGGATAGGCACGATTCGCCGGCCACTCAGCCCGCAGGAACGCCGGATAGAAAGCTTTGCTGAGTCGATAGGCTTCAGCCTGGACGCCAGCATTTTGAAGGCGGCGGCCAAAGGGGCAACGGTGATCGTTGACGGCAAGCGTTATAGAGCGCGGGCTGACGGTTGCTTGTACCTGCAACCGACACCAGCAGCCACATCAAGCGCGCTGACTCGCCTTACTGCGCTATGGAAACGGCAGGTATCCGAGAAGGAAAGGCTTGTCGGCAATCATTTGAGAAGAGAAGCGGCAAAACAACAGGAATCGGAGGAATAGCATGACCACATCAGCAGAACGTAAACGCAGCCAGCGCCAGCGCGACAAGGCCAACGGCATCACCACGATAACCTTGCGCGTCGATAGCCAGGAAATGGCGATGATCCTGGAAGGTTGCCAGCAGCGCCGGATCGCGAGGGAACCTTACGAGGTGGCGGAATACCTGATCGGCCTCATACGACAAGACAACAAGCTGTTGCAGAAACAGCTGGCCGAGCTGCGTAAAAGTAGCTGTGGGAAATGCGGCGACACGTTGCCGGGCGATCCGGGCGGGTGCTGCATGCAAGGCGATTCGCAATGCTGGCAGACCACCGGCTACAAGAAGCTGATGCTGACAACGCTGTAGAACCTTCGCCAGTCGAGATTAGCAGCACCGGAGAAATGACGCAACCAGAATGAATGAATATTCACAAAAATGAATAGCCACAGCCCGACGACATAGAACCCCCCATATTACCGCCCCCACCAAAGCGCCTATACGCCACACAGCGAGGCGCTTTTTCTTTGCACCAACGATCGCACATCAAATCTGATCGCCTCGCAGCGATGCGCAGGTGAATGCGGTGCGGGGTTTGCGGAGGATAGGCAGGAAAAACGATCCCATTCGATCCCCTGTTCCGTGCCGTCCCCCCCGCCCCCACGCTGCATGCTTAACAATTCACTTTTTATGCAGTAGAAAAAAGGCGCTAAAGCCTTGTATGGTGCGGTTTTGAGGGGTGATTAGGTATGCAATGAACTATGCGGATTGTTGCACTTAGGATATGCGGCGTTTTTTTGGCAAAGAATCACTTTCGATCTCTGCAAAAACCGCGTTTGCGGGTTGAGTGCCGACATTGAGCATGGCGGGCGACTTGGCGTTATCCTGCCACGTCACATTTTAATTTTCAACAGCTGTGTGACGCGACATTTTAATGAAAAAAAACGCCTGTGACATGTCACAATAGCGCACGGATAATGAATGCGATATGAATAGCGCCGCATAAGAATGCAAAAACCGCCTTTCGGCGGTTCACATTGCACACATCAGGTCACTAACTTAATAAGTTAATAACTTACTGGTCATTTTTGAGTAATTCATACGGGGTGAAGCTGATCACTTCCTCCCCTACCCAGTCGTTTAGCTCGCAAAGGCGCTCCTGCAACGGGGCCAGCTCATTAATCGCAAATACCCGCGCGGCCTTTTCTACATCACCGAATCCGCCGGTGTTATTCGGCAAAATCCCCATCAACTGCGGCGGCGTGCGCTGGGACGCCAGCTGATCGTCGCGCGTCACGTTCTTGATGTTCAAAAATTCATCTTTCGCCGCCACCTCGGCCAGCGGGATAAGCTGCAAGCCGTCCGGCTTACCGCCCGGCGCATACATGAACAAATTGCGGAAGTTACCCGGCCCTTTCGATTCCTTCAGCGCTTTGCGCAGGTTGTCGATATCCTCTTGTTTGTGCGCGGCATCGTTCATGTACAGGATAAAGCCGGCATGGCTGCCGTTGAGGTAGTATTTCCGGCGAAACAGAGTTGCGGCCTCGTTCAGCCAAATGGAGTTAAGCGAGGAAAGATATTCAGGAACGCCGTAGATCTCCTGATTAATGTCCGGGTCAAGCAGGTGGAAAATGGTGCCATCCTCAAACTGATGCGGCTCCGCCCACGATTGCACGAACCAATAAGAATCAGTATTGACGCCACGGCGGGTATATTTCGCCAGGCTGGGAACCAGCTTCATTATCCCGCCGAGGCGGTTATAACGCGACTCCATAAAGCTGTTGCCGAACACCATAAAATCCTGCGCATAGCGGCTGAAATCCTGCTTTGACAGCAGCCGGTGGGGCTTGAACATGCTCACTAAGATGTTGCGCTTCATCGTGATAGGTGAACTGTGATGAACCGCCGCGCGGAACGTCTTCGCCAGGCCGTTGAACGAGATAGGCGGTTCATACCAGCGATCGACAACGCAGCACTCCAGATAATCCAGAATTTCGCGTCGATCCAGCATCGGGATCGGGTCGCCGAAGGTGAACGCCTCGACGTGTTGCGCGCCAGTCTGTTTTTGTGTCGTCGGCTGGGCGTGCTTGCGGCCCCGGTTGCGCTTGCTCATTTAGTAGATCTCCATAAAACCTGTATTGCTACCGGTTGCCCCTTCGAGCGGTTCATTGAATAAGGCGTGCATGACGGCCCATGCCACATCGCCGTGGCTGACGCCTTCGGCGCGGCTGGTGACATAGGTTGCCCGGCGGCCGGTGGCCGTCATTTGCTTGCGGATGGACATAAACGCCTGGGCGATATCCAGCGCGCCGGCATCAAACTCCAGGCGGCCGGAGCGGATCACGTCGCGGGCCTTCAGCACGAGGTCAGTTTTCATTTCCAGGCTATAGTTGATGGCATTCACCGCCGGGAAGAATTGGCGCACCAGTTGCGACACCGCGCGGCCCAGGCCGGTGTTGTCGATACCGATATAGCTCACGTTGTAACGTTCGGTCAGCGCCTTGATGTTGCGGGCCTGCGCCGCAAAATCCATCCCGCGCCACTGATGGCGCTCCAGCACACGGAATTTTCCGCCGGCAACCAGCGGCGGCAGGATGACCGCGCACCCGGCGCTGTCGCCATCCTCAGAACTGGCAGGGTCATAACCGATCCAGACTTCCCGCGACGCTACCGGGCGCAACGCAAACGGCTTAACGTCCGTCCAGTGCTCCCAGCTGTCCACCATGCAGCGCTGCATTTCACCCATCGGGAAGACGGACGATGTATCGTCGATGAAGTTACACATGAACAGGTTGTCAAAATCTTCATCGCTGTTTTCCTCCCGAAGCTCGTCGAGGTCGAACAGGTCGCAGCCGCCGCGCAACGCATCTTCAATGGTGACGATCTGGCGGAATTGCTTGTCCTCGCAGAGCACGCCGCCGGCCAAGCGTTTATAGCTAACGTCAATTTCACGACGGCGATCTTTGGATTTGCCCTTGTTGAACAGCGTGCCATTCCAGAATGAATAGGCCTCATGCGTCATGCTCGACGGGGTGGAAAAGTAGGTCGAACGGTAGCGGGTTTGCGACGCCATACCCGATGCGGCGCGGCGCAGCTTCTTGAAGCCGGGGATCCAGAAATATTCATCCAGATACAGATTGCCGGGCCGGCCCTGGGCGGTGTTGGAGTTGGTGCCGAGGAAATGTAATTCCGCCGCATTAGGCAGAATGATCGTTTCCCCGCGCAGCTCCACATCAACCTCTTGCGCAAAGGCGGTGATGTAGTTTTTGAACTGGTGCGCCTGCGCCTTGGAGGCGGAAACAAACATCTGATTGCGCCCCGTGTCCAGGGCATCGATCAGGGCTTCGCGTGCAAAATAGTACGTCGCGCCGATCTGGCGCGATTTCAGGATGTTGCGGATACGAAAATCTTTTGACAGCCCCGCCTCATACCAGCGCCGCTGATAGGCAAACATCTGTTCGAGAAAGATTTCTCTCAGCCGGGCATGCTGTTCTTCGGTGAAAACGTTCTTTTGCGTGCGCCGGCGCGGCCCGGCGTTTCGGCTCTCGATGTTGGGATTGAGATCGGCCTCATTGCCGCCGCCGTTGTATTTGCCGATGCGCGCGTGCCGTTCCGCCTGGCGCGCCAGCAGGTCAATTTCTTTGAGGTCGCGCCCTTCTTTCTCCGGCTTCAGTATCAGCTGGCAATAGCGTGCGGCGGTGGTGATCTGCATCTGATCGAGCGGGCCGTAATCGTCCCACTTGTCGCGGCGTTTCCAACTGTGTACCGTGACGGGATTCTCCCCGATCATTTCGGCGATGCGAGTGACGCGAAGCCCCTGCCAATACAGGTACATGGCCTGACGGCGGGGATCTAGATCGGTGCTGATAGTAATAGCGCTCATGCTTTATCGGCCTGAATTTCAACGTTTCAATACCGAAAGGCTACCTACGCGCCACAACCAACACCCCTAAAGCGCCTTGTGCCATCGACCACACAAAGCCGCCGCGTTGTCCCGCCATCCCGCCCCAGCGAACATAGGCCAAACACGGCCAATCCCGGCCCATCTGCTGACTGATCGGGGCTTACCCATGCCAATATCAAAATTTTTCCGCGTCGCCGTTGAAGGCGCGACCAGTGACGGCCGCAAAATCGAACGCCGTCATATCGAAGAAATGGCGGAAACGTTCTCGCCAGCATTCCGCCCGGCGCGCGCCAACCTTGAGCACTACCTGAGCATTTTCCCAAACAGCGATTTTAAGGCCCAGGGCGACGTCGTCGCGCTGAAGGCGCAGGAAATCACCTCAGGCCAATTGAAAGGCAAGCTAGCGCTGCTGGCGCAGGTCGATGCGACGGATGGGCTGGTGAAGCTGAACAACGATCGGCAAAAAATTTACACCAGTATCGAGTATTACCCGCAATTTGCCGACACAGGCAAAGCCTACCTGACCGGGCTGGCGTTTACCGACAATCCGGCGTCGCTGGGTAGTGAAGTCATGAAATTCACCGCCAACAACCTGGCCGAAACCAGCGGATTGCACTTCGGGGCGATGGAAGAAACCGTGATGGAATTTGACGCGCCAGAAACCGAAAAACCGAACCTTCTGACCCAAATCAAGGCCATGTTCAGCAAAAAACAGCACTCCGATGACGGCCGTTTTTCCGACGTTCATCAGGCGGTGGAATTTGTCGCAGAACGCCAGCAAGGACTTGAAACCAAAGTCGAAGCATTTTCCGGTCTGAAAACCACCGTTGAATCGCTGGAAAGCCAGCTGAAAGACGCGAAAACCGAGCTTTCCGAGCTGAAACGCACCCTCAGCACTTCTGACCGTTCTCCCCATCGCCGCGACCTGTCTACCGGCGGCGGCGATAACGTCTTAACCGACTGCTGACGGACTGACGGCGAAAACAGACACCACATCGACATACACGACCGGAACAAGGAACAATCAATGAAACCGAATACCCGCAAGCAATATAAAATGCTGCTGAGCCAGGTCGCGAACCTGAACCACATCGACCCTGAAGACGTAGCCGCAACATTCACCGTTGATCCGACGGTAACGCAGCGCCTGGAAGACAAGATTCAGGACAGCAGCGGCTTTCTGAAGAAGGTCAACATCATTCCTGTTGACGAGCAAAGTGGTTCTAAAGTCGGCCTGGGCATTGACCGTCCTGTCGCCAGCACGACCAACACCGACGACAAAGAACGTGAGCCGGTAGATCCAACCAGCCTGGACGAAGTGGGCTATGTGTGTACCCAGACCAACTTTGACACGGCCCTGAAATATTCCAAGCTGGACGCCTGGGGTAAATTCAAAGACTTCCAGATCCGTATTCGCAACCAGATCGTGAAACGCCAGGGCCTCGACCGCATCATGATCGGTTGGAACGGCACCAGCCGCGCCAGAACGTCGGATATCACCGTCAACAAGCTGTTGCAGGACGTTAACATCGGCTGGTTGCAGAAAGTCCGCAAGGGTGCGCCTGAGCAGGTAATGGATAAGGTGCTGGGCGAGGACGGCAGCGTTGTGTCGGAAAAAATTCGCATCGGCACCGATGGAGACTATCACAACCTGGATGCGCTGGTGATGGATGCCGTCAATGAGCTGATCGCCGCTTGGTATCAGGATGACACCGAACTGGTCGCCGTTGTCGGCCGTTCCCTGTTGGCGGACAAATATTTCCCGCTCGTCAACCAGGAACAGCCAAATACCGAGTCTTTGGCCGCCGATATCATCATCAGCCAGAAACGGCTGGGCGGCTTGCAGGCGGTACGTGTTCCGTTCTTCCCGGACAACACCATTTTCATTACCCGACTGGATAACCTGTCGATCTACTGGCAAGACGGCACCCGCCGCCGCCACATCATCGACAACCCGAAACGCGACCGCATCGAAAACTACGAGTCCGTCAACGAAGCCTATGTCGTTGAAGACTACGAGGGCGTGGCGCTGATCGAAAACATCCAGATCCTGAAGGCGAAAGCCCCAGCGCCAGCCGGCCAGCAGCCAGAGCAGCAACAAACGGAAAACCCGGAGGGCTAATCCATGAGCAGCCCGGCACGCAGACACAAGCACTACATTGCCGCGCAGCAGTCCGCCTCATTGGATGAGGCGGCAAGTCTGAGCCATCTGGGCAATTACGACCTGTTGCTGTTCAAGATGCAGCAGGATCTGGCACGGCTGAGCGGCGTCGAGTCCCACGAAACCAAAGCCGAGTTGAAGCGCGGCATGCTGCCTACCTACATGCCGTGGGTGGCCGGTGTGCTGCAAAGCGACGCAGGCCGACAGGATGCGATCTTGATGCGTGTGCTGGTCTGGTTTCTGGATATTTGCAACCTGGAATATGCCCTTGATATCGGCGAGTACGCCATTCGGCACGATTTGGTTGCGCCCGACGGTTTCGACCGCTCGACCAGTTGCCTACTCGCCGAAGAGATCGCCGCCGCTGCACAGCGCGATCTTTCCGCCGGCCGGCCGCTGAACACGGCGCAGCTGCAACGCGCGCAGCAACTGCTGGCAAATCAGGACATGCCCGATCGGGTGAAAGCCCGCCTGTTCAAATTTGTTGGCTATGCATTGCGACAGGACGGCGACGCCGTGCTGGCACTGGACATGCTGAAAAAAGCCCTGCTGAAAGATGAAAACTCCGGCGTAAAAACGGATATCAAGCAGCTGGAAAAATTCATTCAGGCAGGAAGTTAACCGAATCGCCCCCGGCGAGGGCGGCACGGGAGCCGCGACAGGTTTAAACCGCATCAACGCTCCCGTCCACCGCCCACCTACAGGAAAACGTATGGTCAGCATCGCAATAGAACCCGCACCAGGCGACAAGAAACCCAGCAACGCGCTTGAAATCGACATCGCCAAGCAGCCGACGCCGCCGGCCAGCACCGTCATCAAAAATACGGACTTTTGGCCGGATATCGACCTGAAACAGTACCGCGAAGACATGCGGCAGGACGGCACCATCACCCAGCCGCGCCTGCTTGAAGCGGCGCGGAACGCCATTAACGAAGTCAACGATCGGCTGGCAGGCTGGCGCAAGCAACAACAACGCGCAGGCTACAGCGAACTGGAACAGGTTCCCGCCGATCATCTGGACGACGAGAGCACCCGCGTGCAGCTGTATCGCCGTGCCGTGTTCTGTCTGACTCAGGCCAGCGTTACCGAGCGTTTTCGCAGCTTCGACGCCACGGCCTCCGGTTCAAAGCGCGCCGACGCTATCGAACCGTCGATCGATGATCTCCGCCGCGATGCAGATTGGGCCATCAATGACCTGCAATCGCTGCCGCGCATGACGATAGAGCTGATCTGATGAAGGTCTATGCGCACCAGGGCGACACCGTTGATGCGCTGTGCCAGCGCTACTACGGCAAGACGCAGGACGTGACCGAGCAGGTGTTGCTGAATAATCCAGGCCTGGCAGACCAGGGGCCGATATTGCCGCACGGCTACCCGGTCGACATGCCGGACATTGTTCAATCCGAATCGGTTCAGACCCTGCAACTGTGGGATTAATCCCAGCGCGGGAGGTGGAGAATGAAAATCATGACTGAAAAGATTGCTGCCGGTATCAACTACTGCATTGCCGGCAGCTTATGCACTGGCGGGCTTGTCGACTGGTTTCGCCACGTTGACTGGAATCAGGTTGCGGTGATCGGCGGCTTTCTCCTGGGCCTGATCACCTATCTCACGCAGACCTATTTCGACTGGCGGCGCACGCGGGCCTATGAGAAAGGCGTCGACGCCGGGATCATTACCGAGCCGCCGGCGAAACGCGGGCTTTTCAATAAGGAAGCCGAATAATGTCACCTGCCCTGCGGAAAAAGTTGTTCGGTGCGGCCGGCACTGGCGCGCTGGCGATCGCCACGTTGATGATCCCAGAGCTTGAGGGCGTCAGATTTGAACCCTATCGCGACGTGGCCGGCGTGCTGACCGTATGTTACGGCCACACCGGGGCCGATATCGTGCCGGGCAAGCGCTACACCCAGGCGGAATGCAAGGCAATTCTGGACAAAGACCTGATCCCCTTTGCGCGATCGGTCAATCGTTCGGTAAAAGTCCCGGCGACAGAGTACCAGAAAGCCGCCCTGATCAGTTTCAGCTATAACGTGGGCGTCAGCGCCTTTGAGCGCTCGTCCCTGCTGCGCAAGCTGAACGCCGGCGACTATGCCGGCGCATGCGACGGCCTGCGCCAGTGGATTTATGCCGGCGGTAAGCCGTGGAAAGGCTTAATGAATCGCCGCAATATTGAACACGAGGTCTGCACCTGGGGGCAGAAATGACCCGCCTGGCCGCCGGCATCACGCTGATCGCGCTTTGTGCGCTGGCGTTTCTGGTTTACAGCAATCAGGGGCTGCGCCAGGAACGCGAAACGTTGCAACGCGACAACAAGAGACTGGCCGGCCAGATCGAGTGGCAGAATAAAACACAAATAGCCGTCGCCACTATCGACGAAAACCGAAGCCGAGAGCTGACCGATGCAAAAAATAAAATTGATGATCTGCAACGCGATATTGATGCTGGCCGCCGCCGGCTGCGCCTCAATGCCTCATGCCCGACCTCCGGCACCGCCGGCATGGTTGATGCAACCGCCGCCCGACTTACTGACGCCGCTCAACGGGATTATTTCACCCTCAGAAAGCGAATAGAAACCGCCAATAGCCAGATCGCCGGGCTGCAAGACTACATTCGCGACGTCTGCCTGACGCAACCGTAGGAGCTGCCATGTTAAAACCCGACTCCCTGCGCGCCGCCATGGGCGACGCCGTCAATCACATCAGAGAAAACCCTGATTTCCTGCATATTTTTATTGATAAGGGCACGATTTACAGCACCTTCGCCCCGTCGCTGTCGTTTGAGTATCAATACACCCTCAACATGATAGTGACCAACTACGCCGACGACGCCAATCTGTTGATCGTCCCTATTCTGCATTGGCTGCGCACCAATCAGCCGGACATTATGGCGAACCCGGACAAGCGCGGCGACGGCTTCACCTTCGAGGCGGATTTCTTGAATAACGGGGTGAGGGATATCAGCATTGATCTGAAACTGACGGAGCGCGTGATCGTCAAAGAGGAAAACGGCAAGCTGCACGTCAGCCACGTCGACGAACCGCCACCGCCGCCGAACAACGTCACCGAGTTTGAGATCTGGATGCAGGGCCGGAAGGTGGCAGCATGGGCCGCTTAGACGATTTCCAGACGCTGGACGACACCCTTTCTGTCTTGCTCCAACAGCTTTCCCCACAGTCGCGGCGCGTATTCACCCGCCAGGTGGCGAAAGAATTGCGCCAGCGCCAGCAAAAGCATATTCAAGAGCAAAAAAACCCGGACGGTTCCCCCTACGTCCCGCGCAAAAACAAGCGCCGGGACAAACAGGGCCGCATCCGCCGCAAGATGTTCACGCGCCTGCGCACCGCACGCTTTATGAAAACGGAATCCGGCCCCGATGAAGCCGTCGTCACCTTCGCCGCCGGCGTGACGAATTTGTCCGCCGTCCACCATTACGGCCTGCGTGATAAAGTCAGCCGGAACGGCCCGACAGTGCGTTATGAGCGCCGGCAACTGCTCGGATTTACTGACGACGATATCGAATGGATTAAGGATCTGGCCCTGACCCACATCGCCCAATAACTACATCCCCGCCGCCTTGTGCCAGCGATGGCACAAGGCGCATCGCATGCCCCCCGCGCCCGCACGCGTCACACTGGCGGTATGAATGCAATCCTCACTGAACTACGCCGCCGCCTGGCTAACATTGTGCGCATTGGCACCGTGTCCGACGTGGATACGGCGAAAGGCTTATGCCGCGTATTAACCGGCGCGAATGAAACCGACTGGCTGAACTGGCTGACGCTGCGCGCCGGCCGTGTGCGCTTCTGGTCGGCCCCGTCGGTAGGCGAACAGGTGATCGTGTTGAGCATTTTCGGTGAGCTGACTACCGGCTTTGTGCTGCCGGCTGTGTTCTCCGATCAGCACCCTGCGCCATCTTCTTCACCTGACGCCGTCCGCATTGATTTTCCGGACGGCGCGGTCATTGAGTACGAGCCGGAAAACAGCACGCTAACGGCGCGCGGCATGAAATATGCCGATCTCCAGGCCGCTGAGAAAATCAGCGCCACGTCAAACGTCGTCGTCGTTACCGCCGGCCAGATGATCACGCTGGATGCGCCCGTCGTGGAATGCACCAACAAGCTGATCGCCGGATCGCTGCTGCTGAAATACGGCGGCGAGATGTACGGCAATATCACCCACACCGGCGGAGGCTTTAACTCCAACGGCGTGATCGTCCATCTGCATTATCACGGCAATGTGCAGAACGGCGGCGGCAACACCGGGGGGCCAACATCATGATGTATCTCGGCATGAACCGTAACAGCGGCCAGGCTATCAGCGAGATCGACCACATCCGCCAGTCTGTCAGCGACATTTTGATCACCCCCGTCGGTAGCCGCGTCATGCGCCGCAAATACGGCTCGCAGCTATCGGCCCTGATCGACCAGCCGCAAAACCCGGCGCTCAAGCTTCAGATGATGGCCGCTGTTTATGGTGCGGTGCTGCGCTGGGAAGACCGCATATCCCTGACCGCCGTCAACATCACATCAAACATTGACGGGGAAATGGTTGTTGACCTGGTCGGCAACCGAACCGATACCGCCGGCCGCATTCAATTCTCATTACCGATCAGGGGGCAATAATGGCGACAATTGACCTGAGTCAGCTACCCCGCCCCAATGTCATTGAAGAACTGGACTATGAAACGCTCTTTGAGAGCCGCAAGGAGCGATTGATCAGCCTGTACCCGGAGGAAGAACGGGAGGCGGTGCGCCGCACGCTGGGCTATGAGTCCGAGCCAATCGTCAAGGTACTGCAAGAATCTGCATACCGTGAAGTGTTGTTGCGCCAGCGTGTCAATGAGGCGGCGCAGGCCGTAATGGTGGCCTACGCCATGAATAGTGACCTCGACCAACTGGCCGCCAACAACGATGTGAAACGATTGGTGATCGATCAGGGTGATCCGGGTGCTGTGCCACCCGTACCGCCAACGATGGAAAGCGATGCCGACCTGCGCCAGCGCGTCCCCGCCGCGTTCGAAGGTATGAGCGTCGCCGGGCCGACCGGGGCCTATGAATTTCATGCGCAGAGCGCTGACGGCAAAGTCGCCGACGCCTCGGCGATCAGCCCTGCGCCGGCAGAAGTCACCATCAGCGTGTTATCCCGCGACGGTGACGGCACGGCATCGCCGGAGCTGCTGGCCGCCGTCAGCGCCGCGCTGAATGACGAGGAAGTCCGCCCGGTTGCCGACCGCCTGACCGTGCAGTCTGCAAAAATTGTTAACTATCAGATTGACGCCACGCTCTACGTTTACCCCGGCCCGGCGATTGAGCCGATCATGGCCGATGCAGAACTGCGTCTAAAGAATTACATCAACGAGCAGCGCCGGCTGGGCCGCGATATTCGGTTGTCAGCCATCTATGCCGCCCTGCATACCCAGGGCGTGCAGCGTGTTGAGCTTGCCGCTCCACTTGCTGACGTGGTGCTTGATCGTACCCAGGCCGCCCACTGTACCGATTACCACATCAGGATCGGCGGTTCAGATGAATAGCCTGTTACCGCCTGGTTCATCGCAGCTTGAGCGGCGGGCGGCAGAGGCGTGCGCCGGCATCAGCGATCTGAACGTCCCGCTGCGTGACCTGTGGAACCCGGCGCGCTGCCCGGTAAAGTTTTTGCCCTATCTGGCCTGGGCGTTTTCGGTAGACCGCTGGGACGAGAAATGGACGGAAGTAGAGAAACGCAAAGCGGTTACAGATGCTTTCTACATTCACCGCCGCAAAGGTACGATCGCTGCCATCCGTCGCGTCGTTGCCCCACTTGGTTACCTGATTGAAGTCTATGAATGGTGGGATTTTGGCGATCCTGCCGGGACATTTCGCCTTGTCATCGGCGTGCTTGACCAGGGCATTACTGAGGAAATGTATCTTGAACTTGAGCGTGTCATAAACGATGCCAAGCCAGTCAGCCGCCATCTGATAGGAATGACATTAATCCAGAATGTACCTGGAACGCTTTTTATCGGTGCTGCCACCCTCGATGGCGACGTCACCACGGTTTACCCCGGATAAGGAATCAACATGAGCAAATATAAGGCGATAGTGACAACCGCCGGGGCCGCAAAAATTGCTGCGGCTTCCGCTGGCGGCAAACAACTTAAAATAACCCATATGGCGGTCGGTGACGGTAATGGCACGTTGCCAACACCGAATCCGGAACAAATCAAGTTGGTCAACGAGAAGTACCGCGCTACGCTCAATACACTGACCGTTGATAGGACTATTGATAATCATATCATTGCCGAGCTTATTATCCCGGCCAATGTCGGCGGTTTCTGGCTGAGAGAAATGGGCCTTTTTGACGATACCGGCGCACTTATCGCCGTGAGTAACATGGCCGAAAGTTATAAACCGCAACTGAATGAGGGCAGCGGCCGAACGCAAACGCTCCGCATGGTTCTGATCGTCAGCAGCACCGAAGCCATCCAGCTTATTGCCGGCGGCGATACCGTACTGGCAACACGCGATTTTGTTGATGATGCCATCAAAGAGCATGAGAAAACCCGTAACCATCCTGACGCCAGCACGACAGCCAAAGGATTTGTGCAGCTGAGTAGCGCGACAACCAGCAGCGATGAGACAAAAGCCGCCACCCCCAAAGCGATAAAAGACGTCAACGACGCCAGCGTCAAGAAAGCGGATAACCTGTCTGACCTGAAGGATAAGGCTGCGGCACGTAAAAATCTGGCGCTGGGAACCGCTGCAACGAAGGACGTCGGCACAGGAAGCGGCAATGTGATGGAAATGGGTACGGCTGGCCTGGGTGTTGCCCCTATCGCCAAGACGGATGCCTACAGCAACATCGCGCAGTTTTACCGTGTGAATGACGCAGCGACCAATAAGCCGCCGATAACCGGCACTGCCGCTGGCGTTGTCTGTTTGCCGATCGACGGCGCTCCCTCAGCCGGCTACTTGGCTATCAGTATCCAGGGTGACGCATGGATAGGCAGATCTGGTGCGGCTGCTGGAGGTGTCACCTGGACGCGTATTTTCACCGAAAAATACCCGCCCACTGCGTTAGGCGTAAAGGCTGCTGACTGGACAAATAATTTTGCCGCGCGAATGGGGATTTCACGCGTATTGACCGGGAATAACGCTCCTACGTCTGCCGGGGTATGGAGTGTCGAAAATAGTTCCTGGGCGGCGGTGCCGTGGGGATCGGTTCTGTGTACAACCAATGGTAGCGATCTGTCTACTGCGCCAGGCAATGGCAAATTTCAGCATTACCTGCAACTTGCACATGAGGCGGGCGGTAAGCCCGGCTTGCGCGCGGCAGTAAACGTTAATGGCACGTTTAGCGGCTGGGATTCGGTGATGATGAGCCGGGGCGGAACGTTCACCGGTGTGGTGAAAACCAATGCGGAGATACAGTCAACCAGCTTAGATAACTACCGGCTGATCGGTGGCGATTACGGCTCTTTCTGGCGGAATGACGGTAACGCGTTGTATTTGATGCTGACTAATGCAAAAGACCAATATGGGACGTGGAACAGCCTTCGCCCATTTACTGTCGATGTGAAAACTGGTCAGGTGACCGTTGCCCATGCTGTGGGGATGAATAATAACCTCACGGTGAATGGAAGTATTCGCGGTGATAAAAATGTTTCGATTGGCGAAGATTTATGGGTAGACCGTAACGCAAATGTAGCGGGCATTCTCAAGGTGGGAGCCAGCACCCACTCCAGTGATGGCAATATTATGGGCAGTCGCTGGGGCAACAAGTGGCTGTGGGATGCGATTGTTGAACAAGATAATGGTCGAGTTGATTGGGGGACATTCAATCGTGAGGTAGGCGCAAGGGCCACCATTGATTTCGTTAATAGCCGTTCCGCCGTCGCCGGCGGCCGCAATGGATGGTGGTACAAAGACGAAGTCACTGGGCTTATATTCCAGGGTGGTGTCGTGAATCGTGCTGATTATGCAACCTGGGTTGGTTTTCCGCGCGGTTATGCGCGTGAGTGCTTCGGCGTACAGATGACTTTGGCTTGGACAAATGGTAGTTGGTTTGGCGATAGCCGTGTCAACATTCAGGCGCGTGACGTGGGTAATGGCGGCTTCAATGCCTATATGGACGGTCAGGAACAGTCTGCATTCTGGTGGGCGGTGGGGGTATAACGATGAGTTACGGGTATAGCGCCAAAACGAATATATTTTATGTTATTGAAGATAAGAAAGGATATGAGGAGTTTGGCAACTGGCCGGATGATGTTAAACCCATATCGGATGAGCTTTGGAAAAAATTCAGTGTACAAGGCCCGCCGGGAAAGATGCGCGGTGCAAACAAGAACGGGATGCCGTGCTGGGTCGATATACCGCCGCCAACGCGAGAACAGCAAATAGATGCGGCAGAGAGGAAAAAAGCGCTACAACTAGAAAAAGCCAGCAAGGAGATCGCCCCTCTTCAGGATGCGGTCGATCTCAATGTCGCTACGGAGCAGGAACAAAAAAAGTTGATAGAATGGAAGCACTATCGTGTAGCCCTCAGTCGCATTGATACATCAGAAGATGCTGATATCGTCTGGCCCGAGCTACCGGAACAATAAAAAAATGCCTTGCATTATCTGCAAGGCTTTATTTTTCTTTCAAATACCACCATTGTTATCTGCGCCGGCTTGGCAGAAAAACCGCACAAAGACATATAACTTGGCGTGGAATTGTATCATCGCTGACACAAAGCCCACTGCATGCATTAGCCGCACACTACCTACACCATAGGGGAACACCGTTACAGGAGATCCGCCTAATGGCTCAAGACTATCATCACGGCGTACGCGTGCAGGAAATTAACGAAGGCACTCGTACCATCACCGCTGTCAGCACCGCCATCGTCGGCATGGTCTGTACCGGTGACGACGCCGACGCAAAAGCATTCCCGTTAAATACCCCCGTACTAATTACCGACGTCCTAGCCGCGAGCGGCAAGGCAGGCGAAACCGGTACTCTAGCCCGCTCGCTGGATGCCATCGCCGATCAGGCCAAGCCCGTCACTGTTGTAGTGCGTGTCGCCCAGGGCGAAACTGAAGCCGAGACGACAACCAATATCGTCGGCGGCGTGACCACCGAGGGCAAGAAAACCGGTATGAAAGCCCTGTTGGCCGCACAAAGCCAGCTTGGCGTTAAACCCCGCATTCTGGGCGTGCCGGGACACGATAACCAAGCTGTCGCCACTGAATTACTGGCCGTGGCGCAAAGCTTACGCGCCTTCGCCTACCTCAGCGCCTATGGCTGCAAGACGGTATCCGAAGCGATCGACTACCGCAAAAACTTCAGCCAGCGCGAAGCTATGTTGATTTGGCCGGATTTCCTGAGCTGGGATACCACGACCAACGCATCTGCAACAGCTTTCGCAACCGCCCGCGCGCTGGGGCTGCGCGCCAAGTTGGATCAGCAGGTCGGCTGGCACAAAACCTTGTCTAACGTCGGCGTTAACGGCGTGACCGGCATCAGCGCTGATGTGTATTGGGATTTGCAGGATACGGCCACCGATGCCAACCTGCTGAACCAAAACGCCGTCACAACCCTAATCCGCAAAGACGGATTCCGCTTCTGGGGGTCGCGTACCTGTTCCGATGATCCGTTATTCCAGTTTGAAAACTACACCCGCACCGCGCAAGTGCTGGCCGACACGATGGCAGAAGCACAGATGTGGGCCGTAGATCAGCCGCTGCACCCTTCTCTCGCCAAAGACATTATCGAGGGCATCAACGCCAAATTCCGCGAGCTGAAAAACGGGGGTTATATCGTTGATGGCAGTTGCTGGATTGATGGGGCCGCCAACGAAAAGGACACCCTGAAAGCCGGCAAACTGGTGCTGGATTACGATTATACGCCAGTGCCGCCGCTCGAAAATCTGCTGCTGCGCCAGCGCATCACCGACAAGTATCTGATGAACTTCACTCAGAACGTGAACAGTTAAGGGGGACGCGATGGCCTTACCACGCAAACTGAAGTACCTGAATCTGTTCAATGACGCCAACAGCTACCAGGGCGTTATTGAAGAAATCACCCTGCCGAAGCTGACGCGAAAACTTGAAGCATTCCGGGGCGGCGGCATGAGCGGCAGCGCCAGCGTTGATCTGGGGCTGGATGATGGCGCACTTGACGCCGAGATCACTCTTGGCGGCATTGAGGCGCAGATTTACAAGCAATGGGGTATCGCCAAGGTTGATGGCGTCCTCCTGCGCTTTGCCGGCTCATTCCAGCGTGACGACACCGCAGAGATCATTGCCGTTGAAGTGGTCATGCGCGGGCGCTTCTCCGAGTTTGATCATGGCAACTATAAGCAGGGCGACAACACGCAGACCAAGCTGAGCGCCAAGAATACCTATTTCAAACTGACATGGGATGGCAGCGTCCTGATGGAGATCGACACGGTGAACATGGTCGAGATCGTTGATGGCGTTGACCGCCTGGCGGAGCACCGCCGCGCCATCGGTTTGTAATCGCCTGCTGACAGGTACTTCATGCGGCCCGCAGGGGTCGCCTAAACAGCACCAATCATTAGGATAACGTGATGAAAGAAAAACAGACGACAGACGGCGCAGAACTGGCGACCAACCAGCCGATCACACTGGACGTTCCCATCGTGCGCGGCACCACGCAGATCACCGAAGTGACCGTCAACAAGCCGAATTCCGGCGCGCTGCGCGGCACCCGTTTGCAGGCGCTGATCGAAACCGACGTCGATTCCCTGATCAGGGTATTGCCACGCATCACCACGCCGAACCTGACGGCGGCCGAGGTTGCCAACCTCGATCCGGCTGACCTTTATCAGCTGTCGCAAGCTGTGGCGATTTTTTTCTTACCGAATTCGGTCAGGTCAGATTTCCTGAACAGCTGACAGTAGAAGATCTGACGGCGGATATTGCCGCCGTCTTCCATTGGCCGCCGACCGTCACCGACTCAATGCCGCTGGCCGAGCTGCTGGAGTGGCGGCATAAAGCCATAATCCGCAGTGGGGCAAGTGATGAGTGACAAAAACCTCCGATTGCAGGTTTTACTGAGCGCGGTCGATAAAGTCACCCGCCCGTTTAAATCCATGCAGGCCAGCAATAAAGCGCTGGCCGCTTCTGTTAAAGCAACTCAAGAGCAGCTGAAGAACCTCGATAAAGCAGGGGCAAACCTCAAAAATTTCAAGGCACTTCAAGCGTCGAGTAAAAATATTGCTTCAGCACTTGATGGCGCGCGCCTAAAAGCGCAGATGATGACGCGCGAACTATCCGCGCAGCAAAATCCCACGAAGAAGCAAACAAAGGCCCTTGAAGAGCAATGGGCGGCGGTTAGCAAACTTGAGTCAGCCCAGGCCAAGGAAGTTGCGCAGCTAAATAAGTTGAGAGCCGGAATGTACCGCATGGGAATTTCTGCCAAAGACGGTGCGGGCGCAACTCGGCAGATAACCTCTCAAACTGAACGGTATAACCGCCAGTTGCAAGAGCAAGAACAAAGATTGCAACGTGCAGCGTCTCAGCAAAAGCGGCTATCGGATGCTCGCGCGCGGTACCAAAATACAATGGGGGTGCGCAACCAACTAGCCGGCACTGGCGCGGGTATGCTGATATCCGGAAAAGTGATGCTGGCCGGCATCAAACCCGTTCTGGATGAGTCAACACAATACAGTCAGCATGTTGAGCGATTCCGCGCTCAGGGCGTGACGAACGGACAGATCAACGATGCACAGCGCTTTGTCCAAACCCATCCGGTGATCGGTAATAGTCAATCGGAGTTGATGAAACTCTATGGAGAGGCTTATGCCATCACCCGCGATGAACACCACACCCAAGATGCTACCGTACAACTGGCGCGAGCCGAAACAGCAATCAACATGCTGGGCGCTAAAGGGCTATTAACGCCAGAACAAACCCATGCTTTCAGCGAGCTGTCATATGCCATGCTGAAGAATGCCGAGCTGCGTAATGAAATTCAGGATCCAAAACAATTCGCCAGTTTTATCAATGAGTCGGTAAAGGCGTTTGCCGTCACACAAACCATCGTCACGCCAAAAGATACAAACGACTTTATGAAAACCGGCGGCCTGGCCGCAAAAGATATCAGCCGGGACGAATATTTTTATGCATTCTCTCACCTAATCCAAGAAATGGGCGGTGAAAGAACCGGTAACGCCCTGAACTCAGCGCGCCAAAACTGGATCAGCAAACGCATTAAAGAGCGCAGCAAAGATGAAATGGACAAAATCGGGCTTATCGATAATGTCACCTATTCAAAAACTGGTCATGTAAAAGATTTCAATCTGGTAAACCAAGATAAATTCAATACCGCACCATTTAAATACTTAATGGAAGAGGTTGTACCGCGTATCGAAAAAAGGTATCCGGGCTTATCGGAGGAAGGAATACAGTTAAAGATAAGTGATCTGTTTTCTAACAGAACTGCATCAGATCTGTTCGCAACCATGTACAACCAGCGCGAAAACATTACTAAACAAATGGCAGCTGGTAAGAAAGTACAGGATATGGACACCATTATTAACAATGGTGAAAAAACAGCACCAGGGCAAGAGCTGATACTTGAGGCGAAAAAGCGAGATCTCTATAAGCAGCTTGGGGATAATGTTCTCCCTCTGTATGTTAAGGGGTTAACGCTGATTAATAATGCGCTGACCAGCGTTTCAGCCTTCATTGATAAACACCCACAATTGGCTAAATATTTCATTCTGGGCGCAGCAGGTATGGCAATACTTGCGACAGTAAGCGGCGCTCTCATGTTGGCTATTGCGGCACTGCTTGGGCCTTTTGCCATGTTAAGACTCAGTATGCAGGTGCTGGGTATTAGAGCATTGCCGGGGCTTTCACAAGGGATGCAAAAAATAGGTGGTGTCTTAAAGTGGGTGGCAACTTCACCACTACGACTTCTGCGTTTTGCTATTACAGGGGTTAGTGGCCTATTTGGCGCATTGCTAAGCCCAATAGGCTTAATTGTTATCGCCCTTGCCGGAGTTGGGTTGGTTATTTACAAATATTGGAAGCCCATTAAAGCATTTTTGGTCGGCGTAGTTGAGGGGTTCAAAGCCGCAGCAGCCCCCATAAAAGAGGCATTTGCACCACTAATGCCAGTATTTGAATGGATTGGCGACAAAGTAAAAGCGTTATGGAAATGGTTTACCGACCTCTTAACGCCTGTGAAGTCAACGAAGGAAGAGCTTGATAGCGCCGGGAATGCTGGCAAAGCATTTGGGCAGTTTTTAGCAGACGCCTTCAATATGGCATTACACCCGCTTGACACCCTGAAATCTGCCGTTTCGTGGTTGCTGGACAAACTCGGTGTCGTCAATGCGGAAGCGGCAAAAGCCGGAGCACCAACTCAGGCCATACGGCAAAAATATGCAACCGTCGACAATGACGGCAAGGTAGTGCTCCCCCCAGGTGGCTTCCCTTCTATGGGATTTAGCGGCATGTACGACACGGGCGGCACGATCCCACTGGGCAAATTCGGCATCGTCGGCGAGAACGGCCCGGAGATCGTCAACGGGCCGGCCAACGTCACCAGCCGCCGAAATACGGCAGCAATGGCCGCAGTTGCCGCCCTGTTCATGAATGGCGCAACAGCAGCGGACGCCCCACTACACCCGCACAGCCTGGCCGGGAACCAATACCGCTCCGCCGGTAGCGCATCATACCAGCGTACCAATGCGCCAATTGTCGAGATCCACGCGCCGATAACCATCAATCCGCAGCCAGGACAAAGCGCGTTAGATATCGCGCGGGAAGTCGCCAGACAACTTGACCAGAGAGAACGGCAGGCGCGCGCCAAGGTGAACAGCAGTTACAACGATTTCGAGTGAGGATAATCATTATGATGATGGCATTAGGCATGTTCGTGTTCATGCTGCAAACCGTTCCATACCAAGAATTTCAGCACCAAATGTCATGGCGACACCCGACAAACAGCCGCGTCGGGCTTCGGCCGCAAAGCCAGTTTTTGGGGCCGGACGATGAAACGATCACATTGAGCGGCGTCCTATTGCCGGAACTGACCGGCGGCCGAGTGTCGCTAATGGCGATACAGCTGATGGCGGAAACAGGCAAGGCGTGGTCGCTTATCGAGGGCAGCGGCGCAATTCATGGCATGTTCGTGATCGAGAGTCTGACCCGAAGCAAAACCGTTTTCTTTCAGGACGGATCCGCCAGGCGCATTGAGTTTACCATCTCGTTGAAGCGCACCGATGAAGGGTTAAAAGATATGTTCGGCGATTTATCCCAGCAATTTGAAGATCTCGCCACTCAGGTATCTGACACCGTCGGGGGGCTTTTATCATGAGCCTGCTCGACACCCTGGACAAAATCGGCGGCAGCAATACGCCGGCCTATACGTTGAAGATTGACGGCGTCGATATTACCGGCAAGGTGAACGAAAAGCTGCTGAGCATGACCCTAACCGATAACCGAGGCTTTGAGGCTGACCAACTGGAGATCGAGCTTGATGACAGCGACGGCAGCCTGATACTACCCCGTCGCGGCGTCAGCATCGCCGTGGCTATCGGCTGGAAAGATACCGGCACCATCGACAAAGGGCTGTTTGTGGTGGATGAAATCGGGCATTCCGGCGCGCCGGATAAGTTGACGATCACGGCACGCAGCGCTGATTTTCGACAAACGCTAAACGTGCAGCGCGACAACTCATATCACAAGAAAACCCTGGGTGATATCGTGAAAACCGTCGCCAGTCGCAACAAGCTAACGCCGGTCATCAATAAAAATATGGCTGATATCGCCATTCCTCACATCGACCAGACCAACGAGTCGGACGGGAGTTTCATCACCCGCATAGCGAAAGAAAATGGCGCAGTGGCCGCTGTTAAGAACGGTAATCTGCTGTTCTTCAAACAGGGGCAAAATCAGACCGTCAACGGCAAACAGATCCCTGAAATGCTAATCAATCGCCAGTCGGGCGACAGTCATCAATTCACGTTGACCGATCGCGGGGCATATACGGGTGTGGTGGCGAACTGGTTAAACACTCGCGCCGCGAAAAGCGAACCGGTCAAGGTCAAGCGCCGCCGCAAGAAAAAGCCAATGGTTGAGGAAGAAAAACAGGGGGAATATTTAGTCGGCAGCGATGAAAACGTCCTGATGTTACGCCATACCTACGCGACAAAATACAACGCCCAGCGCGCGGCAAAGGCCAATTGGGAACGGATACAGCGCGGCGTCGCCACTTTCTCGATCCAGCTGGCGCGCGGCCGTGCGGAGCTTTACCCGGAGGCCCCCGTCACGATCAAAGGCTTTAAGCGTGAGATCGACGAAGCAAAGTGGACGCTGGTCACAGTAACGCACAATTTGAACGGCAGCGGGTTTACGACGTCGCTGGATCTTGAGGTCAAAATCGACGAGCTGGAAATGGAATGATGCAAACGGCCAGTAATCGTGCATAATTACCAGCAATACTGGCCTTAGCCGGGAACATGACGGAGAACCCCGCCATGATGCATTGTCCTGAATGCGGCCAAGCCGCACACACCAGATCATCGAACTATATCACCAATACGACCAAAGAGCGTTACAACCAGTGCACAAACATCAACTGTGGATGCACGTTTGTCAGCCATGAAACCTTTACCCGCGTCATATCAAAACCGCATAACGTCAACCCTGTTGCCCCGCACCCACAAAGTGGCGGCCAAACAGCCTTGGTATTTGGCTAAAGGATTTCGAAGGAGATACCCGTCGAGGCGGGTATCTTGTCGATATGATCAATGCCAGCGCACCAACAAGAATTAATAATTTATTATCAATGCATTACAATGATTTATTCAATCTAACCACGGAGCCACCGACAAGGAGCACATCTGGTCATTTGATCGCCAATCGTTCCAGAGGCATAATTGACCCGTAATGCTCTTGAAGGTAGTGACGAATATGAAGACAAAAACTAAAAAAATGGCTGTCCCAGCAATCGTGGCGGCGCTGATGGCATCCCTTGCACCAGTACCGGCTAAAAGCACGATTGTGCCTGAAACAACCGTAGAACTACAAAACCACAGTGGTTTTGTGTCGACACTCACATTTAATCTTGTGGGCGAACAGGTGTTCCTGCCACTTTCAGAAGCCACTGCATATTTAACCAGCCTGAACGATCATAAACGCGACATGCTGGCTAAAGCGATCGAGGAACGGGTTATCAAAGGCAAAGGCCCACTGTTCGAAAGTACAGCCAAAATTGTCAAACTGGCAAAACAAAACATTGTGGAATGCCAACGAATTAAAGAAGCTATACGCCTTGTTTTATCGCACGAAAATTTGTCTTTGAGCATTCAAGACAAAACAGAACGTGAAGAGTTTAAAGCGTCTTTGATTAAATTTGGTAGAGCCGTAGCAACGTCTGAATACTTAGCGGAAAACATCCTTTCGGCTGTTGAACAAAGCTTACCTCCCAAGAAAAGCAGTTCTACAACGGTGACAGCCACTTCAGAAGAAGTGAAAAATATGATCCGGGCCGAGCATCGGAACTTAGGCTTAGGTGTTCCGGTATTCGATCAGGCGTCCTAATGGTAAGTGTAACTATTAGCGAAGATATAGAGCATCGCCACATCGCCGAACAATATGCAGGGCTTTTCTTGGCATGGAAAAAGAGCGACATTCTACCGGCTTCTTTTGGGCGCAATGGAATGTGGGAATTGAATGCCAGAACAAAAGACAGCCAGATTTATAAGCTACACATCAGGCTTCCAGACGAAACACCATGGAAAAAACACAAACCGCAGATTGATCGTTGTTCAAATCATTATCTTGTCTATGTGCAACACTGGCTTGATAGCGACCGTTACCAAATTATCAGCATTATGACCCCGAACGCCCATGAAATGGCAAGAACGTCATTTCTTGTTGAACTTGAACGACGAGCGGAACTCTTCCAAAACACCTAA